CCAATATAGTCTGCAAATACAGGATATGGTGGCATTATCACGTTATAATGTGTGTCAGAACCCGCAGTAAACGTAGATTCATCCACAATTCCCAATACAGAGAATCTCTTCAATAGTGTTCTAAAAGATGCAATACGTTCTCCAAACAACACTTGAGACAATTGTTGTTTACTGTTATCAGGCAACATGTAGGTGTGATTATCATATCCCATATCAGTTACAGGTTCATTATCAGCACTGGCCATCATTGCGGGTTGAATAGGTGCTCTGTTGGTCAAAAATGCATCAGACACATTTTTAGGGGACCACAAAGACAAATCATCACAATGAGCAAATACGTTGATCTCAACAGGTGCTGGATCCGGAGTTGGCCCCTGCAGTTCATTCACAACTCTTATCTCAAAAAAAGCCATTACACGATGGTACTAAATTAATAGTATCTAAGTTTAGTGCAGATGATGCATTATTAGGGATATAAGCATTATTAAACTGGCCTCTTAAAGAAACAAAATTTTCCAACGCAGGGCGTGATGTAGTCCAAGGTATAGTTATAGAATGACCATCCAACTCAGAAATGTCTAACACATGTATATAGTTAGTGTTATAATCTGTAGGCACTGATGTAGACAAAGTTTGCTGCTCCCTAATATTAGGCTCATACACTATAGCCACTCTTCCTCTATGGTACTTAGAGGCTACACACTGAAAAGTATATGTTATGTTACCCCTCCAATAATTAAATGGCAAACTTGCAAATGAAAGTGGAGTAGGAATCTTCATGGTTGTTGAATCAACCACTATTCCATACTCATACTGCATCATTGGATGTACCGCAATTCTTGCAATAATCATGGAGTTAGATGAGGGTTGATCTGCTTTTTGCCACTGAAATGTTGCAAAGTATGACTTACGAGAAGCCATTGCTGCTATGCAAAGTTCGTCTTCAGTTGGAGCATTCATAACCCTAGGGTCACATGTCACACAATTCTTAGGATCTACTGACAACTTATAGCCCATATAGGAACCCTCTGTAGCCGCTAAGTGTGGTCCAACCATTTGTTGTACAAAAGAAGATTGTTCTTGTGTAGTTGGCATTGACCACCCAAAAATTTTGGCTATTCCAGCAACACCATTTGCTGCTATAGAACCTGCCATAGCAAATGGTCCTATTACAGGTACACTAGAAAGTTGGTCACCAATATCCGCGATTGCAGATGCCACACCTGAAACAGTAATATCACCAGACACTGTCTCATGATACTCATCCTTAATAGTATTAACTGCAGATACAGCCATTGATATACCTTTACCAGGTCTAGTTGCATTAGATTTCTTGGGCTTCCTCTTAGATTTAGACTTACCTGCCATCGCTGGTGTAATAACTCCACGAGTAGGCATATACACTTGACAATCCTCCATCCAAGCAAATATTGTATAATTAACCTGAGGAGTAGATGCACCTTCTGGATTCGCTACTCTCAGCAAATTCATGCAAGATATGACTAATTCACCCATAGCATGCAAATCCATATTTGTGTCAACTGTGTTATTACCTGTATTTTCTGAAAACAGTCTAATGGAATCTCTAGGTAAGATCATAGGTAATTCCATTTCCAAGGAGTGTTCTAGACTAGCATCAAAAAAGCCATGTATGCTTGGTGTAAAATACGCTGCCCAGCATTGCCCTTTTGTTGTTGTGGTGGAAGTATTATTCACTTTTAGAATTTTGTACGTCTGAGAAAAATCAGGCAAAGGTTGATAACCTACAATAGTTTTACCATATAAAAATGGCGATCCATTAACTACTATTCTCACTTTAAGATTACCTCTTAAATAAGCAAAATTAGATAATTTGCTAGTGATTGAGGTTCTATCTGCCCATAATTCCCATGGACGTAAATATTCCGTAAATGGATTGTCTTCCCAAGTTCCAGTAAAAATAGATACTGGTCTAGCAAGAAACGATCCCAAATTGGAATCAGATGTAACAGTTGTCCACATTGTTGGATCAACTTCTGAATCCCAATTCGTTGTTGTATTTTCCACTCCATCTTTGAAGACAGTGTTTTCATGTTTCTGCTACTCCTGGACCTCCTTCTGGTACCAGTTTCTCTGGTTCTGTCATTTTCTAAATTATTCTGTTCTATGCACCACAAATTGATACACAAAAAACTAATACTCACTATTAAATTTAACGTTGTTACTATTACTAAATATATTCTATCTAATTCTGTCATTACTTTTCTATATCGTTATCTATATCTGTTATTTTATCGGCTGTAAAATACATTCTCTCGATCCAACTATCATATGGACGTTTTGTAAAACTAGCCATAATGCCCTTACGTTCCAAATCTGGAATTATAATCTCACTGATTATCGCACAGACATTATTATAGCTTTGCTCACCATATTGCACATTTTCTAGTGCTAATTGGAACAAAATGTCTGATATCTGATCAGGAGAATCACTAGGCATTAATACAGATAACATCTTAATTGTACTTGATTCCTCTATAGGCGCGAAAGAAATTTTTACTTCGTTACCACGAAAATTAATTATCCTATCAATGCACCTCCTATTGAGAAAAGTAACTTCTTCTTTAGATACAAGCTTATCTTCACAATCACCTTTTGTATCAGATGTTACTGTGATCCCAAACTTTGCAAGTTCTTTTTGGATTACGTATGGCGTAAAATCCTTCTTCTTCGTACTATATGTATTGTCGTCCCCAAAAATTTTGGGTCTAACATCAGCGAAAAAATCAGAAGCATCAGCACCTAAACCGTATCTCTTTTTATATGATACAAACAAAAGGAATAACAGTATCATAGAGTTCCACTCACATGTTCCAACAGTTCCAGAAGTCATAGTCTTAGGTAAAAACATAACAACATCATTGAAAACTAATGGTGTGTTAACTCTATTCG